TCGACTTGTTTTAACAAAACTTCTCCAGTTTTTTCATCTTTAACGTTAATCGTTGCAATCCCCTCCTTCATTTGTGCCATGCTAGCAATCAACTCTTTTGTTTCTTCATTACCTTCGGCAAAACTTGGAAGTTTTATTTGAGACATTTTTTTATCAAAGTCGGCGGCTTTGATGGACATAGCGGCAAGTTCATCAGGAAGCATTCCAAGAGCCCCTGCAACTTCTCGTAATCTTCTTTTGGCTCCTGGCATTATTTCAAACTTACCTGATTGTTCATTAAATTTTGTAAATTCTTTAGATACGTTTAGTATTTCATTCTGTAATGCAGCCGGGTCATTTTGAGCCATGTCCATTGATCTTAATGGATCTAATAATGCACTACTTGCAACTCCCAATCTTTGGAGTTCGGCCGACATTTCTATTGCTTTTTCAGGAGAAAATAAATCGTCGGCAATTTTGAATACTTTATTCATGTCAACCCCAAGTCTAGTTGCTTGAACGGACATTTTAGTTAACCCCTCGACTCCATTGTTAAAATTATACAAATTTAATTTACCAATATTTGATACAACTAAACTTGACACCGCTCCTACTGAAACTCCAGCACTTCTTGCTGCGTTAGCAACTTTTAACATTTCATCTCCAACATCATATATTGATATTCCAACCTCTCTGAAGGCTGTAGTTAATTTGTCTATTTGTAATCCAGATGCTTGTGCGGCCGCTGTCATTTCGACAATAGCCTCTTTACCTATACTTGCAGCCCCACCTAAAGCGTCTGCCATTTTTCCTATATTTTGTGTTGCGTTTGCTTGATTAACTCCCATTCTAATTAAGTCGGGTGATACGTCAGCTATTGATTGTCTGAATTCTTCCATTCTTCCTTTACCAACACCCATAGTAGCCGACAAGGATGTTGCTTGTTCATCTAAAAGTTTAATGAATGGATCTTTAGCTAATCCCTCGCCAACTAAGGAATCACTTACTGCTTTCATAGTTTCTTGTGTTGCTTTCTGAATACCTTCTAACCCGACACTCCAAGAATCAATTATTTTTGTATCGAAATCAAGTAAGGCTGTTTTTTCCTCTATTTCTCCTAAACCACCTTTGATCCATTGTTTTTTAGCCTTTGCAATCTCGTCAGCAACTAATTGTTCAACCTCTGCTTTAGTAAATGTATCCGCCATTATTTAGTTTTTTAAATAAATATTTTTAATCTTTGTTTTGTTCTTCAACAAATTTTTGTATTAAATACTTTCTTACATAAGTTGGCATTGACATAAACTCTGAATATTGAGTTCGGAATATTTTTGAAAAATAATAAAATTCATCTAGAATTGTTTTTTTATAAGGCAAAGAAAGGCCGAAAAAACTCCACCCCAAAAGTAATGTCAACCATTACTCTTTCTCCTGACGGGGCGATTACTTCTTTTGATAAATCCAATCTTGGTTCGTTATTATATAAAAATTTCCTAATGTATTTTGAATCTAATATTGGCATTGACTCAACAAACGATGATATTTTAATTCTATCTGTATCACCATCTAAAGAAACAATATGTTTATTCAATTTTGTAGTAATTGTTGGTGCCACTCTAAAAGAGGGATAACTGGCTAGTGTTTTATTAAGATCTATTGTTTCACTTAGAGATAGTAGTTTTAATGTTACATTTTTTTTCGAAACAGGTAATGTAACTTCAAAAAGTCCATGTTCGTTGGGACTTGTTTCTACTTTTTTATAATTTAGTTCGTCTAAATAAACAGAGGTTGAAAAATTTTCGTTGGTTTTCGGATCTATAACGGTGACTTTATACTCTGGTCCAAATGCGGTATTTCTTAAAAATAAAAGTATGGCCTCAATATCCCCGTCTAATAATTCTTCTGGTCTTAAGTCGTGTTCAAAAAGTTTATTTCTTAACAGGGGTAGTATTATAGTTTCATTAACACTTCTTGACCCATTGAAATCCGACAGTATGTTTTCGTCTACTGCCGTTAGATATCCTACTTTTACTGATTTTTTTTTTGATTTATAATAAACTCCTTGAGTTGGTAGGTTAATAACGTCATGTGGTAGAGTTAAATTCCCATGACCTACAGTGTATTCATTTTGTTCCATTTTTTTTTAAAAAAAAGATAAAAAAAAACCGTAACTAGTAAAGTATACGGTCTTTTATAATATGTATGTTTTTTTTATTAGTAAACTAATATACATCTATCCATTTGCATCGAACAAGTAATTCCCGCAATACCATCTTGTGAGTACGAAAGAGATCCTCCGTCGTACCCTAATAAAAATGCACCTTCTAATATCCATTTTTCAACTACAACACCTGTTGGGTCTAACATTTCAAGATCTACATTTTTTTTGTAACCTGCAGCATATCCCATACGACCTGTAACAGACTCCGCACATAAACGAATCCATTCCATAATTGCTTGAGACGCAGATGGTCCAATAGGGTCACGAAACTTAACAGATATTGCTTCCCATTTGAATCTACCAGCAACATACGTTTCTGTGTTTAAAAACTCTATTGCTTTTGATGTAATAGAAAGTTTTGGTCTCGAGGCACTTTCAACATACCACTCATTTATTCCAAGTGATGATGGAAATCTAAGGATCCATCGGTTTTCCCTTTTCGGTTCGTAAGGGATCGGCATTTTCATTAACAAATCAGCCATGTTTTAATTTTTTTTATTTTGTTTTATTTTTTATTATAAATATAAAGTTTTGAAAAATTTTCTATTTACTTCAAATTTTTTTTAAGTTAATTATTATCTAGTGATTTAATTATTCAAATTTAGTTTTATTTCCTCCTCCTGTATGATAAATATCCAATCCTGATTCATCATCAAAATTTCTTTTCATCGCTTGAACGTTTCTTAAATCATCATCTGAAAATCCAATATATGGATTAAAGTGATTACTTATTTTGTTTTTCATAAATGCCTTCTCTTGTAATTGATGTGATAAATCTTGAACATAAGACATAAACTCTCTCATTGCATTAACTTTAAGTTCCTCAGGGTTTGATTCAGAACCTACTCCAAAACTAACTGGATGATATTTATTCATATCTAAATAAGTTTTAACCAATTCATCGTCTGACAAATCATCTTCATCGGCCAAGTCTCGATATTTTTTAAGATTTTTAATAAGTTCTTTCTGATTCAGACCGTGTTTATTTTTTTTTATTAGGTTGTATATTGCTTCTTTAAAAACACTTGGTGTGTGACCTCGTGCTGTGATTATAGCAAAAATTGAACCGTTATTTACCGCCTCAACAAAATCATTCCAAGATGGACCCGTTTCTGCGGTCATTGAGTCCCTTATGAATTTTTTATCTCCGGTTACTCTGAAATCTCTGAAAGGTTTTTCGTCAAAATCAACGATGGTGTGACCCTCATATTCAAAAGGTTCCTTACCTATTTCCGTTCGATATTCTGCAAAATCTTCAGTTGACATACCTACACTTTTTCCATTTTTATCTTTGAGATAAATTTTAGTGGGCATAAACATTAAATTATCATCCCAATCAAATGCATAGTATTTCATTGTTGGTTTCATTTGGTCGTGTATAATTTCTGAAATTATCTCTTTGACTAATTTTTTATAATTCATGTTAATAAATATTACTATAATAAAAAAGGGGAACGTATGTCCCCCTTTTTTTTAAATTAACCACATTAAATGTTCTCAAAAGATGCTCCAGTTGGAGTGATATAGAATGTAATGTCAATGAACTCAAGAGACCTTGTTGGTTTGATGTAAATTTTTCCTGTCAATTGGTTTCTATCAATATCTTCAGGGTCATTCGAAACTGTAACTCTAAAGTCATATAAACCTCGATCTCTTCTAATTGAGTCTAAAATTGGATTAACTGCGTTTAGGAAGTCTTGTCTAACTTGTGCGTCATTTTGTTCAAACAATAATCGTACTGAAACTGCTGAAATTAACTTACGTGCTTGTAACAATAACCTTCTTACATTGATTCTATCAAGAGCGGATTCTCGTAATTGTAGTGTTTTATTACCCCATATTACAGTTCCTACGTCAGAAAAAGTTGCAATTGGATTGATTCTACCAACATATAAAATGTCTCTATCCTCTTGAGTCAACTTTTTACGAGCTTTAACACAGTTAACTATACCTCTAGTATATCCTGCCGCCGCAAACCATGGGAAGGCGATATTATCTGTTAGTGCTAAGTTCCTTGTTACTTCGGCTGTTGGTGGGATATAAATTTGAGTGTTATTTACACTATCTCTTGTCAATACCCACGGATAATAAGTTGCCGTATAGTTTGAATCGATTCCTGTGTTATCCAAATTATCAACCGCTTCTGTTGGGTAAATGAAACCATCAATACCGGTTGTAGTTGGTAAATATAAATCATAGTCGGGTGTTGTACATACATACAAAGAATCGGCCCTGTTAAATTCTATCATTTGAACTGCGTCCTCAACTAAGTTACTATTATTTACATAGTCAATACCAGGTGTTACAAAAACATTTATATTTACCGCTTCAGGGTTCGAAAAAGTTTGTTGTCCTAACAAGTATGCATAGTAGTCGGTGTTTGCAAAATTTTGAGTTCCGTCTCCCAAAGAAATTTCTTTAAATGCTCCCCAACCAGTTGCGTTAGGGTATCTACTCGATGGACAAGCTCCTCGTAGATAACCAGCTCTACCAATTTGGAATCTATCTTCGTTTGTCCTGTATTCTCTATATATATCCCACCCATCGAATCCACCTTGTACTAAGAATGTGAATTTACGTGCGAATAATCTATAGTATGCATTTGTTGGTAATTCGGGTTCAGTAATAAAAGAAGAGTTACCACAGATAAATCTTGGAGACCCGCTTGTTGAAAACTCAGGTCCGATTGTTAAACCACTTGCATTTACGTCCATGTGGAAACCTGCAGATCTGTAATTAAATGGAAGACCCTCAATATCACAAGAATTTAAAGGATTTCTCTTACCAACATACTCAAAATATGCAGGATCCCAACCCAAATTATTAGATATACCTAAGTAAGTTCTTCTTACATTATCACCTGGACTTACTAAAGAATTGTCATTTCCTGAAGATAAACCGAATGGTGGGTTATAGATTACTTCACCAGGAAAGTCATATTTACCTTTGATAATTGGGAAAGGTGAATTTGCTCCTGCATAATTTCTAAAGTTGAACCCGTTAAATCCGCAAGGAAGTGCGTCAATTGGAGCATCTTCATTCATTTCGACCATCACATATTTTGAATTCAAAAGGTATTCCCCATCAAGAGTACCAATTTTATTTGCAATAAAGTTGTTCTGACCAGGATCCATTGTACAATTTGTAAATTTCTCTAAGACTACAGGATTTGCATCCGTATCAAAATAGTCACGAATTAACACATCGAATGTTAAATTACTATAGGTTTGATTAATTAAAGATATTTTAATCAAAGTGTTTGCTGCGTCACCATCAGAAATTGTGTAAAATCTAAATAAATCGTAGACTTTGTTACCACGTAACTCAGAAACAACATATGGAGAAACTGGTGTTTGCCATCTGTCTAAATACCAACCAATAGAATTGGGGTCTCCACTTTGAGCAGAATCTAACTCTATAAAATTGGGGTTAAGTCCTCGTATATAACCCTTTCTCCAAGAGTAATTTAACCACGATTGAAAAACCTCTTCATTAAACAAAGGAACTTCGATTCTTGGTTTTTGGAAATTAGAAATCCCAAATACTTTACTAATATATTCAGGATCGTTTTGTGATAAAGATGTTTCGAATGTAAAATTTGTTCCAAACTTGTCTGTACAATTTACTGCAAATGTTAAATAAGGATTTTTAAGAACCCCTACATATTTACCTGTCATATCTAAACTAGCGTCTGTAAGTCCCGTTACCGAATAACGTGGATTTTCATCTGTGGTGTAAGTTGAAATACCTCTCGATCTTAATGTTGCAACCACAACATTGTCGTAATCAACGTAAGATGTTCCTGTAAAGTAGTATATTTTACCAACAATAGTTCCTGAATAACATTCTATATTCACAGGAGTTGGGGTTGGTGTTGGTGATACAAAAGGAGACGGAGTTATACATGGATTTACCGCAGATGGTGTTGGTGTTGGTGATGCACTCACCTGTGGTGTTGGTGTCGGGTTAGGAAAATATGATGTTAAACCAGAAACCAAAGTAGAGAACGAAAAACCAGTATAGTTGGTATTACCCATGTTATCGAACAAAGAGTAATACCATGAATCGTTGAACGGTGATCCCAAATTAGTATCATCTAATGACACCGAAGGAACTTCAAAAACATTTGTTTCTGCCGTCCAACCAGCTCCATTTAAAATATTATAATCACCAGTATCGATTGAACCAAAATATGCGATTTGTTCATCTTCAGCCAAATATGGGTTATTACTTGTAATAACGTTGAAAATTAAATCATTAATTTGAGTTTCCAATGTTGAAGTATCTCCATTAAATTCTTCATACTGTTCTGTTAGAATCGATTCAATTTCGTAAGGAAAAGTTGCTTGAAAACCAATAGTCGAAGTTGAGTTAGTGCAGGCCGTAAAAGGTACTGAAAACACTAACTCTTTGGGGATAACACAAACATTTTCACAGGTGTTGAAGTTGGTAATAGAACTCAAGCACCAAATCCCTATCGTGGATGGATCAACATTAGCCGAAGTTGTAATTGACCAAGATGGTCCAGCATCGTAACCTGATAACCCTAAAATTCTTGTTACAAATAATTGGTTTGATTGTTGTAGATATGCTTTAGCGATATATGATGCCTCATATTTTGGAATTTGTGTATTCACAAATTTTTCAGGTGAAGTTCCTCCGAATACTGTTTGGAATTCATTGAAATTTGTTATGAAAATAGGTTCGAATGCTGGACCTATTAAAGTTTCACCTACTATACCTAATGTAGTTACCCCCACACTTTGAGCTACGAAACTCAAATCAACTTCAGAAGTATACACTCCTGGTGAAACGAAAACTTTACTATTTGTTGCCATGTTTAAAATGTCTTTATATATTTTATTTTACTATAAATATTACAATTTTTTGTAAAAACTTTACATTGATCAAACTATTTATATTTTGGTAAGATTTTATTCTGCCTTTATTCTACCTATGTCATGAAAGATCTAAAGAAAATAAAAAATCTAAAAATAGATGCAGAAGTTCACAATGTGTTAAAAAAATATTGTGATAAACGAGGTATTAAAATGTATAAATTTTTGGAAAATTTAATTTTAGAAAAATGTAAAGAAAAAAAAGATATTTACGGAGAATTTTAAATTAAAACTTGTGTAAAAGATATTTCAGATTCCAATCCAAGATTTAACTTAGTAACATCAATTTTTAAAGTGTCATCCGTATTAATCTGAATTATTGTCACGTCATCACCATAGTACTGATCATTGATATATACTGAGTAACTTATAATGTTAACTGTGTTTTGATAGTTTAAATTACATGTATATTCAAAAAAATATTCTTGAGAAACGTTCTCTATAGGATAGTTAAGTACTATTATTTGTGGTTGGACAGGATCTTGTTTTTTTTGAGGTCTTTTTATTGGTCTTTGATCTACTTCATACATTTGAATAGTTCTTGATATTGAAGGACTGACCTCAAATTGATTTTCATCGATTAAAAACCCCATCATTGTGAAATCATACTTTTGAACATAGTATTTTCTTTTTTCTAAATCCATCGAAGACTCGTCTGTGAATCCATCATTAATAATTGGAATATAATGTCCGTTGATAGTCTGATATGCTTGACGAGATGCGAATGTTTCCATAACTCGTTGATTCATGGTATTAACTTCTCTCATTCTATTACAAACGATAGCCACACTATATTTTAAATCTATAGGTATTGGTTGAGGAATTTTATATATGTCAGCTCCCATAAAATTTCCATTCCATGTTGGAACTTCCATATAGTAATACATTCTTCTATTAGGAATATTATACTGAACCGAAGGATTATTTCCGTATTTTACTTCGGGACTTCTGATTATCGTTAAAAAGGGTGGTTCTAAGTTCTTATCAATATTTTGAAAGTCCCATGTTTCAACAAACTGAGACCAATTTTGAGTTGTCACTAATATATCAACAACAGGTATATTAATTCCTTCAGAAACAATTTTAAATTTGTCTTTCACAAAATCCAAAAACCCACGATCCAAATCTGCATGAAGAAGTGACTTAGGAAGATAAGTTCCATCTTTGGTAATCATATCTTTGATTTGTTCTCTCCTTGGTAAAAGAGTTTTTGGATAAGTCAAAGGTAATGTAGGTTTAACAGGTCCTTTCTTTGGTATTGCCATTATAATCCTCTAAATTCATTTGGCCCAACAGGAGCCGCGATTATACTACGGTAAAAAGGTTTATAACCTTTATACGTATGTTTTGTGTCTGATACAACACGACCATCATTTACAACCGTATAATAACGAACAAAATTTTCACTATCGTAATAACCGATGTAATCTCCAAAATCAATATCTATTTGTAAATCTTGTAAAGTTTTTAAATAAACCGATATTGTAATGTTTCCTGGCTCAACCTGATCCATTTTTGTTGATGTCCCAATAAATTTGTTTTCGGGAGCGGCAATGGTTACTTGAGCGTTAAACTCAACTGGGGGTAAAAATTTTATTCCGTCACTTACAACTTCACCATAAACATCATCGGTTTTAATTTTGTTTCGGTCAATCTTGTATAAAACACAAGTGTAATTCATGTCACCAATTAACCACTCTTGACCCATACCAATCTCAAGCTCAAAGTCTCTATCTCCAAAGAATTTACCAAGTCTTGTTATTGGAACATTACTCTTCATTATATTGTTTTATTGATAAATATTTATTTTATTGTTATTTTTAGTAAAAGACTTGAATTGGACAATATATCGTCTTTAGTTGAACACAAAGCTCTTGAACTACTTGACTCTTATAGTGGTGCAAATAACTATATACTTTTTTTAAAACAAAAAAAAGAAAACTCAAAAAAGTTTTATCC